TCCCCGGACAGGTTGTCAAAGATCAGCTTTTGCAGCGCGGCGGAAACACTCATTCGGGCACCCCAGACTCGGCCGTGATCTCCAGCCATTGCCGGTCATCAGACCTGACGATGGAGCGAATGTTGTAGACGATAGAGGTGCGCACATCACGCATGCGCCACGAAGGCTCGATCATTGCTGTGGTGGTGTTGCGACGGATCGTGACCACGACCGGCTGCTTGCCTTGGAGCCGGGCAGCTTGGACGACTTCGCCACCGCGCAGGTACTTGATCGAGGCGCGTACCTGCACAGCCTCTTCCCAGCCCTGAATCACGCCGCCATACCCGTTGGGCGTCTCGATAGGTGCGTCAAACGCGACCTTCTCATACAGGTTGCCTGAGTTGATCATGACAGGGTTGGAGTCCTCAGAGGGTAAAGGATCGACTGGACTGGCGCAGGCAGATAGCCCGGGTCAAATGCCTTGTCCGGGTTGCTGTCAGGGTTGGCGTAGAGGTAGCCCACAAGCATGATCGTTGCAACCTGGATCTCTTCTGAGACCTCTGACAGGAACTCAGGATCCGGAGCTGCTGCCTTTAGGTAGCTCGCAACCATCCGCGTTGAAGCCGTAATGAGCAGCGACAGGTTGGCATCGTCGTCATCATGGTCGATGCGAAGAGCACTCTTGGTTGCCTCGAGCGTTGTGTAATCAATCACAGCTTCACCCCCTTCGGTGCATCGCGTACCTCGAAGTCCTTGCCGTCCCGACCGCGCTTGACAGCAAGCTGCCAGTCATCGCCTTCGGTAGGCCTGCCAGGAGCATCGGACTTGGCCACCCACATGCAACCACCATGCGTCACGACATCGCCCGGCTCGTAGGCATCGCCTTCCCGGTAGACGCCACGGTAGACGATCGCGGGCACCCGGTTAATCACCTCGACAGACTTTTCACCGCGCCGCGCGAAGACCTTGAAGTGGCGCTCATCAATCATCTCGATGCCAAGGTCCTCGAAGCCAAGGCCATCAGACCCGTCCTTGCCGGGCTTGCCATCTTCGCCGGGCTTGCCATCTTCGCCGGGCTTTCCGTCGGTGCCAACGACCTTGCCAAGAGCTTTGACGCGTCCATCCGAGAACGTCAGATTGAGCTTGCCATCGCTGTCAAGCAGGGCATCAACAACCCCAGCTCCATCATCGCCTTTGTCACCTTTGTCACCTTTGTCGCCCGGCTCACCCTTGTCGCCCGGCTGGCCGGCGACCTTGCCGACCGATTTGACCTGACCATCTGTCAGAGAGAGCTTGAGCACACCGTCTTCAATCAGAGCTTCCTTGATGCCGACTCCAGCAACGCCCGGCTCACCCTTGTCGCCACCGTCACCCTTGTCGCCTTTGCCGCCTGGCTCACCCTTGTCGCCCTTCTCGCCCTTGACGGTCCCGGCATTCATCGTCGTGCCATCGCTCATCTCGATCTCGAGCGTTCCATCATCGAGAATGTTGCACCCCTTAATGGTCGCCGGAGCAGGCGGTGGTGCCTCGATCATCCCAGCAAGCTGGATAACCTGAGCAGTGATCGCCTGAAGCTGCTGAGCCAGATCTTGCTTGATCCGGTCAAACTCTTTCACCATCTGCTCTTTGACAGCGGCACCAAGCTCTTTGCCGATCTGGTCACCAAGTGCGGCAAGGTCTTTCATGCTACGATCTCCTTGGTCGCATGTGAAAGGATGCGCGCCGCGAAGGCCCTGACATCCACCGGCTCTTCGTCCGGCTCTTCGGTTGGGTCGGAGGCTTCAGGAGCTGGGGCAGGGACAGGCTCCGGCTTCGCCGACAGCGGGTCCTGTGCGTCGCGCTTTGCAAGGGCCTCCAGCGAGTAATTCTGTTGCTGCAGGTACGGGCTATCCCCACCCTTCACCGGCTGAAGGTCGAGCTCACGCCTGCCCTCGTTGGGCGACATGATTCCTGAGCCGATCGCTTCCTTGATCACATTCATCTGAGTGACGCTGTCCATCCGCAGAAGCGACTTGACGTTGAACTCGACACCAGTGCCGATCGAGAGGCCAAAGCCCTCGTCAAGGCAAAGCTCTGCATCCTCGATCAGGCGCTGAAGGCCCTGAGACATGTACTCGATGTTGAGGGCCTGAACGTTGTTGTAAGAGGGCATCGCCCCCACACCGATCTTGTAGGGTGGCACATGGAACGTCGAGCAGACCACCTCAGCAGTCCACTTCAGCTGCTCGATCAACTGGGAGTCAACCGCATTGATCGCCATCTGCTCGTACTTGAGACCATCCCCAAGCACCGCGACCTTGCCGAACTTGGCACCGCCAAAGTTGCTCTCCCAAGCAGCCTTCATCTCTGCAGCGGCAGCTTCGCTGATCCGCCCGGGCGCAGTCAGGATGCCACCCGGCATGGACCCGTTCTTGAACAGGTTGGTGGCGTTGTTTTGGATGCTGATGCCCTGCATCGCTGACAGACCGTTCGCAGCGATTGGCGACATGCCGATCAGCGGGTGGTACAGGCAGTTGAAGCGATCGTGGATGATCTCGCTGGCAGGGATGTAGACCGGCTCTTGAAGCCCAGCAAGATCATCGTCCTGCACCTTGTAAAAGACATCGCCTGAGTCAGCGACATAGACCTGCACCCGGTGAGGATCGAGAACGTGCATGGCCACGACTTCGTTGCGGTTGCCGCGCTGCTTGAGGATGTACGCGTTGCCCGTCGAGAGCTTGCAAAGCAGCCAGTTTTCGAAGAACTGGATCCGGTTTTGATAGGGGTTGGGCTTGCGAAGGACAGGCGAAACCGCAGCGTCAGTCGTTTCAGTCCACACCCCGTTGCTGTCGAGCTTTACGAGGCGCAGCGGCATCTTCGAGATGTCTGATGCAATCAGCGTCATGCAAGCGAAGACCGCGCTGTAGGTGAGCACCACGTCATTGTTGATTTCGACGTTCTGTTGCCATGCACCGCTGAATGATTCACGGACGATGGGGAGCCAGCCACCGCGATCGCCACTGACCTGAGACAGGGCTTTTGTCTGTGGTGCCGACCGGGTGATGTTCAGGCCAAAAATGCGCATTGATCCTCCTGGAGCTGACCACACAGCGCGATCTGTTCATAACCAAGCAAGAAAGCCTTCGCAGCCGCAGCCTTTGGGCCGGGTGCAGTGGCAGCGATTTGGCCGGGCCACAGGTGGGCAATTGCCTCGACAGAGATCACAGCGTCAGGCTTTCCGCGCTCTAGCTCAGCGACTGCATCGGACCAAGTGGACGGCCCACCGCAGAGGACCAGGGCTTTTCCCTTGCCAGCCTTGCGATAGTATTTAGCGATGCGGGCATCATGCAGAAGGTCCCAAGGCTTGGGGTTGCCAAAGAAGAACAGCACCCGGGTCTTCTCGTTTCCGCTCTTCATCGAGTTGTAGGCGTGCACCCCGTCCCAGTGGGTCCAAGTCTTCTCACCACGCCCCAAGACCCAGCTGATCCAAGCTTGGTCAGATCCGATGAAACGCGACCCAGCCTTGATCGCACCTTCGGGCGTCATCTTCTCATAGACCTGCGGGCGTGCCCCAGCGTCCATCATCAGCAGCGATCCATTGTAGGGTCGGTGGGCAGTCGTGCCCGCGAACATCACGAAGTCGTCCGGGCGATCGAAGAGAGGGTCAAGAGGACCCATCACGATGCTGTCCATGTCCATCGACACGAAGCGTTTGCCGAAGATCGAGGCTGCGTCAGGCCGGAACAGCGCGATGCGCCGCAAGCACTGAGGCTTGTCTGGTCCCCAAGTCGGCAGCTTGATGTCTTCGAAGTCACCGGGCGGGTCGATGATGTCAATCCCGCTGTCAATCCCTTCAGGGTGAGCCGTGACGCAAGCGATGCGATGAGGCATCGAGAGGTTCCGCCGAACCATGTCAGCCCAGACGTTTACGGTGTCAGGCCCGTAGACGGTGCGTCCGCCCGGCTGCTTCCAGAACCAAGTCATGATCGTGAGTGGTTCAGACAAGATTGACATCCGTAAAGATCAACTTGCGATAGGCGCTGATGATTGCATCATCGGAAACGTCTGCGACGTTGGCAAGGCCCTTGACCCCAAACCAAGTCTCATTGACCTTGCTCGTCTGCTCGATTACCTGAGCAGCCTCGTAGGCATTCGTCAGGTGGTAGGTGATCCGGTGCTTCTGGTCGATCCTGAAGTGGGTCTTGACGTTGCGGCACCGACCACGATTGGCGTAGTCGTCAATAATCACCTTCATGCCGGGTCCGAGACGGTCCCCGAAGAGCTTCATGTCACGATCAACCTGCCCATCAGCGTCGATCATGAGAAGGGACAAAGGCCCGGGCGGAACTTGCGAGGCAGTCTCAGCAACATCGCCCACAATCATCTCGACGATCTCTGAGACCCCAAACCGGGCGAAGCTCTCGTTGGTGATGCGGACGTTGGCGGCTGGGTCGCCGTATTTGGTCCGGCTCCCGGCTGCGTGGCGATCGAAGGTATAGACCTTGCGACCGGTGCCCCTTTCCTTGATGGCGAGAGCCAAGCAGACGGTCGAGGCCCCATGGGCGGTGCCAACCTCTACGAAATCCCCGGGCGGTGCATCGATGGCTGTCTTGTAGATCGCCTCGTAGACCTCAGGACGCATCATGCCGTCGCAAGCAGCCTTGATCTGGTTGAAGTCAATCTTCGCCATCCGGGTGCCCTCTCGCAATCTCTGGCCCGACTCGATCAGGCTCGTACTTGGCGCGGTAGTACTTCAACCGCTTGTCCATTCGCTTGGCGAAGTCGAAGCTCTTTTCAGCCTCGTGCATCACCTTCTTGTTGCCGGTGCGGCGACCCTCGAGCCACAACCGGCGAAGCGCCATGCAAAGCGTGTCGTCACCGCTGTCGTGGTAGGGGTTGATCTTGAACTTATACGGCATTGCGAAGGTCAGAGATCACTTTGGTCAGCTTGGGGACGCCCCAGTTTCCAGGAGCCGTCTGGCCGGTGCGATCGAGGTATTCAGCCCGCAGGGCCTCGATCAGCGGAACGCTGGGCTTAGGCAAGATCTGGGTGGCCGTCTGACCAATGACTTGGGTGATGGCTTCGACCTGCGCAGGCGTCGGAGGCACGACCTCGACGATTGCCGCCTCAGTCGGAGCAGGCTTCGCTCGACCGATCGCGATCAAGAGCCGGGCATCACGCGGCTTGGCGTCGAACATGTCACCGGCTTTAAGCATCCGGGTGCCGTATCGCATGGAACGGTTGGCAACAATCTTTGTCATTCTGCTCATCACAGCTCCTGTACAGGAAGCACCACAGAACGCTGAAGGGTGCGCCCGGATGCAGTTACGATGGTGTTGGTGATCCTGTGCTCTCCAACGGTTCCTCCCGACAGCCAGACAGTGGTCCGGGTGTCGGTGAAAGAATGGCTGTCAACTGTCAGCGCAGACGGCACCGACCAAGTAGAAGTTTCGATGGTGTCGCTGCGCAAGATCGCTGTCCAGTCGATGCGATAATCAAGAACATCAGATGGGTCCTTAGCCGGCCAAGATAGGCTCATAGGGATGTCCTTTCAACTTGCCAGCACACGCGACTGACCAGGGATAGATACCAACCGCCTCCCGCCTCGAGCTTCCGCAGACCTAGAAGGGTGACGGAGCAAGACAACAGGCGGAAGTCTTCCTATTGCAGTGGCCCCTCGATCAGAGGGGAGAACAGAAGCAACCCTTGAAGGGTCAGAGACGGGATAGAAAATCAGCACCCCGGAACCGAAAAGGTCTTGGGTCAGGAAGAGATCGCCAGTCACGCGGATTGGTATGCTGACCGCCTGTCCTTCTCCAAAGGAGTCAGTTGCCTCAAAGAGTTCCCCAACAACCTCAACTGATCCGGGTTCGATCTGACCAGAGCCGAAAGCATCGGACGTCTCGAAGAGGGCGCCCGAAAGGATCGCAGGACCGATGGAAACCTGACCGGCCCCAAAGGCATCGAACGTCTCGAAGAGGGTGCCTGAAAAGCTTACCCCTCCGGGCTGCACACCCCCAAGCCCAAAGGCGTCAGAGGTCGGGAAGAGGTTACCAGAAAGAGTGGCACCCCCAAGCACGAAAGAACCGGCCCCAAAGGCATCGGGTGCCGAGAAGATCGCACTGGCGATCGTAACCGGGCCTGCTTCGACATTACCGCCCACGAAGGCGTCGGGCGTCTCGAAGAGGGTGCCAGTAACTGTGGACGGAACAAAAGCGACAGTGCCAGCGCCAAAGGCGTCGGACGTCTCGAAGAGGGTGCCGCCCAGCGTGACAGCCCCGGGGACAGCCTGCCCGGCCCCGAAGGCGTCGGACGTCTCGAAGAGGGTGCCGGTAAGAACTGCATCACCGCTCGGGGGAGGTCCGAAGAAATTAGCCCGAACAATGACGCCTGCCGTTCCGGGGTGCCACCAGTTGGGGTCGCCTGCCGGTGTTCTTGGGCCGACCCCCTTGCGGTGCAGCAGAATCATGCTACGGCCTGATTTATGGACCCGGTCAAGGCACCCGTGGTCGTGGTGATGCACATTTGGCTGAGCGCCACGCAGGCCTGATCGGCAATTTTCGGCGCGGTCAGGAAGGACCAATCGCGGATTTGCAGAGCGTTTGCCAAGGTCGCTTCATGTTGGCAGAGCCTGCGAACAGCAGTGACACCGAAGTTACCTGCCGCGCCTGTGCTGGTCCCAAGCGTGACGGTCTGGACCGACCGGATGAACTTGCCGTTGGTCGGGGCCAGCTTGTATCGCCTGCTGGCCCTTACTGTGGCGGGCAGGGCAGTCGCACCCGCAGCGCCCCAGATATTCACGCTATCCGTTGTGCCATCGTGGAAAGTCACCTGCGCGGTCGGAGTTGATACCGTGGCCCCTGTGTCTCCATACCATTCCAGATACCATTCAATTTCGCTGTAGTCCGCTGCCCCGACCCGCTCGGCAAGGTTGTTCGTGGCAATGTTGCCGTGAATATCAAGGTTAACGGTTTGGGGTGTGATGACGTTTCCAACCAAACCACCGCAATGTCCAAGGCGATCCTCAACAAAGATTGTATTGCCGACCGCCGCGCCCTGAATGGCAAGCTGGCTGACGATCCGTTCCTGCCCGCCCGACCGAGGGGCAAGGGGCAAGGCACCAGCCAGCGTATTGTTGCAGATCGCAGCGGCAGCAGGGATTCCCCCTTGCGCCGGAAAGCCCGATCCGCGCCACAGCGAGGTTTCCAAACCGGCAAGGGAGTTGGCAATGGATGCCCGCGTCAAAGGCAGGCGGTAGGCCCCTGACGCCATGCCTGCAATTAGGCTGTCGAGAGAAGCGAAGGCCATGGGTTACGCCCCACCGCCAAGCGTGAAGATGCCCGCCGCGTCGAATTCAACAGTGACCCCACCGCTGTTCGTGACCGGAAGGCCATCATAACCGGTGTCGAGGTAAGCCACGAGACGGGATGTGCCAGCCAAACCGGTGTCGATGTAGATCACCAGAGCTTCGACCGATACCCCACCGCCAGTCGGCCAAGTCGGGTCAGCAGCATCGAAGACACCGTTGACGAAGGTCTTGCCGGTCAGGGTCTGGTCAGTTCCTATGCGGGAGCCCCCGAGATCGTCAAGGAAGTCGTGGGCTGCGTTGTAGGTGTAAACGCTCGTGTCCACCAGAGCAATCTTCACCGTCCCATTGAGGCCGCTGTTGGCAGCAGCTTGCATGAGAGCTTCGCGCCATTTCGGATAAAGTGCATTCGCCATGGGGTGCCTCTTCGATTTCTTTGGTCGGGGAAGGGCCATGACAGCCCTTCCCCTTCATTCCGCTTCACTGGGGAGGAGATCAGGAAGCAGGAACTGCGCCGCCCCACAGGACATCAGTCAGGTAGGCCACCGAAGTCGACCGGCGACGTGCCCAGTTGAGCGACCGCTCAGCCCGGAACGCAACGCTGTTGGTCTGGAACATGGAGACCATCGAGGTTGCGGTTGCAGCCACCGAGTTGTTGGTGGGGTTGTCGAGCATCTGCAGCGAGGCTTCGCGAGAGAAGTCCACCGAGATTTCACCGTTGTCGGCGAAATAGATGTCCGAAGCGTTGACCAGTGCGACCACATCGCCGATGTACTGCGAGGTGATGACCGGCAAACCCTGGAAGGCGCCACCCGTCATGGTCAGACCGGGGAACTCCGACTGACCAAGATCGTTGACCAGAAGCGACAGCGCCAGAGCATTCGTGTGCGACATGATCCACACGCCCGAAGTGGGCGGGTTGTTCGCGTCAATGAACTTCTGGAACAGCGCACGGACATCGAGGCGGACCGCATCAGCCGTTGCGCCGGTCGAGGCGACAGCAGCTGCACCGTTCAGGATCGAAGCCGGAGAGACACCGCTCACGAGCGCCTTGGCAGGGTCGATGAAGTCGGCATCGAGGCGGGCCTGGAGAGCAGCGGCCAGCTGGTCGCGGAGCCAAGCTTCAGCCGAAGGCGAAGAGTCACGAAGGAGCTCCATGGTCGCAACAGCGATGTTGGCGACCTTCAGAGGCTCGAGTGTGTTGCGCTCGCCTTCGAAAGCGGTCAGAGGCTTGGGGGCACCCTCACCAACCCAGTATCCGGCGCCACCAGTCGTTTGACCGATCAGCGGAACGCGGAACGGCACCCGGCGCAGCGACGGAACGCCACCCGTGCCGAACTTGCCAAGGATGGTCATCGGGCGCAGGAACTCGACGAAGTCAGCGAACATGCCGCCCTCTTCGCCTACAAGGAAGCCACCCTGATCAGCGTCAGACACTGCATGGGCAGTGACGTTGGCCTTCACCATCGAAACGAACTCAGGGTCACGCTGACTGAAGAGCTTTTCAGCAACAACCAGAACAGGCTCATAGTTGAGAGCCGCCAGAGCCTTGACGCGTGCCAGACGGGCGAAGCGGATGCCCTTCTCAGCAGGCACGTGCAGCTTGACCTGAGCAGGAACCGACCCACGAAGGGCGGAGCCGTCTTCGATCGACTTGGCAGCGATCGGCTTTGCCGTCGAAGCCTTCAGGGTCTCAAGTGACTTGAGGCGCTTCAGATCTGCATCAATGGTCTTGACCTCAGCGGTCAGGTCATCGAACTCAGTCTGCTCAGCCTCATCGGTCGATCGGCCTTCCTCGATCGACTTGGTCATGATCTCTTCCATGCGTGCGGCCTTCTGGTTCCGCATCGCCTCAAAGGAAGCGATTTGTTCAGCAATGGTTTTCATCTTGGTGCCCTCCTTGGGCTTCAATGAGATGGACTTTTTCCCCGAAGCGCCGGGAGTGGGTTGCTCGACCTTCGCATGTGCCCCAAGCGCGGAGCGTTGCTCAATGTCGATCGACTTCACCAAGGCCAGCATCTGGGACTGGTCTCGTTGAATCACTGCGTCCGGCTGAGCCGGAATGGTCACAAGCGAGAGCTCATAGACCTCTGATTTGGTAAAGCGGTAGCCACCGGACCGCATCGGCTCGTACTCGATGGGGCGGAAACCGATCGAAACGCCAGCAATCAGGCCAGACTTGACAGAGGCCCAAGCCTCGTCAGTACGGGCCTTCAAACCAGGCGGGCTGTCGAAGGTCATGACCTCTGCTTCGAACTCGATGCCCTCTTCAGTGGGCGGGAAGAACTTGACCTTGCCGACCGGCTGATCATGGCGGTGTTGCCACAAAAGAGGCATCGGGTTCTTGAAAATGATCCCCAAAGGCTCAACCACATCGCCCATACGGTCTGGGCTGGGCGTGGTTGCGATACCCCGGATGATCCTCTTCTCTTCATCGACAGCCTTGACGTTCAAGACTGAGTGAGCAAGTTGACGCTTCATGGTTGGCCTCAGAGAATGATGACTTTGTAGTCGGGTTGCTTTTCTTCAGCGTTCACTGTCGCAGCCCCAACAGCCATGGCTGCGGCAACTGCCAAGTCGATACGAGACGTTGCGCGCTGCTTTTCGAAGCGCCGCAGCCCTGCAGGCGAAGTCCAGAAGCACGCAGAGCCGACTGCCGACCTCAGAGCCGGGTTGATTGCGATACGCACTCGCTTTTCCAGCAGCAACGACTCGAAGTTGTCGATTGACTCAGGCATCCACAGGGGTGAGTCCTTGCGCCGGTTTGCCCCTTGCGGGTGCTCGATGAGAGGCAGCTGTGCCCCAAGCTCGTCAAGTGTCGCCTCGAAGTTGCGGATCAACCACCGGTCATATGCGACCGCTTGAAGATCGAAGGACTGTGCATCCTCAACTAGGTCGACTGCCACGTGATCGTAACGCACGATCTTGCCCGGGGTGGCGATCAGGTGGCCTTGCTGCACCCAGACCTCGTAGGGTGCCTTGTCTTTCTTGGCCCGCTGGGCCAGTGTGTCTTCGGGTGTGTATCCCACACCGAAGAGAGCGAACTTGGGCTGACCATCTTCGGTGAACCCGTCTTCGAAGACCAGCACCTTGCCGGTCATGTCGCGGGTGGCACCGAGATCGAGGCCTGCCCAGCACTTGCGCCCGGTCATCTCTTCGAGCGTCATCGCCGGGTCTTCGCAGGCTTCCCAAGCCTCTCGAGTTATCCAAGCAGTCTCAGCGTCGGTCCATTGGCAGAAGTGAAGGCGCTTGATCCCGTTTGACTTGCCGGGGATCGCCTTGGCTTGGGCTGCAACCTCAGCTAGGTACTCTTCTGTGATCGTCGTGCCTAAGAGTGGGTTGGCCTTGATCCAGCAGCTTGGATCTTCCAGCGGGTCATCACCCTCGTCAAGGGCACAGACGTAGCTGAATGTCGTGTCGTCCTCTATCTCACCATGCGCGACTGCAACCGCATGTTCATGCTCCTCCCAACAAACAGAGGTCTTCGAGCTGCCAGAGTTGGTGATCATGAACAGCAGTGGGTTTCGACGGAACTTGAAACCGCGCTCAAGCATCTCGAGCGTGTCCCGGTTGGGGTGCTCGTGAAGCTCGTCAATTAGCACGAAGTGCGGGCGCATGCCCGAACCTGTCTTGCCGGTGTCGCGTCCGACTGGGCGGAAGAAGCTCCCCTTCTCCATCCAAGCCAGATTGTTCACCGGGTTGATGCCGGTTGGCGTCAGTCTCTGGTCGAGCTTGGGCGACTGACGGACCATCGACACTGCATCGTTGAAGAGGATGCGCGCTTGGTCCATTTTCGCGGCTGCAGCGAAGATCTGGGCACCCGGCTCCTTGTCAGCGACCAACCCGTAGAGCCCAATGCCCCCAGCCAGAGGTGACTTGCCATTTCCCTTACCCTGCTCGATGTAGGCCCGGCGGAAGCGCCGGGTGCCGTTGGCTCTCTTCCATCCGAAGATCGAACCAACGATGAACTCTTGTGCCGGGTGCAGGATGAAGGGCAAGCCCTCGAATTGACCCTGACTCAGGCGAAGCACATGGGTGAAGAACCCAAAGGCCAGATTTGCTGCTTCCGGGTCCCAAATCAGACCTCGATCAGCCCCAGTTGCCAGATCATCGATGTGGCGCTGGCACGTTGCGCGGACATGAGGCCCGGCGACGATCTTCCCACTGACAACCGCCTCAGCATAGGCTAAGGTCGGGTCACTGGAAGTAGGCTTCTGCCGGATCGTCTGGTTCATCGGACGGTGCTGCGCTTACCTTGGATCGGCTGGCCGGTGTCATCCCCAACTCAGCAAGAAGTGTCAGCATGCGCTTCGACGCATCAGATCTGACCCCAAGCATTGGGTGAGGCCGCAGTATCTTCTTGGTCCCGTCTCCTGAGTCATAGTACGGACCATCAAGCTCGATCGCGCGCCGGGCTTCCATCCAGTCGGCTCGAGCTTGGCACAGAAGCTCGACCGTGGTGCCATCAGCCTTGTCGAGAACCCGCATGTCGATCAGGATCTCGATCACGTCATCCCAAGCTTTTGCAGCAATCGGGCTCAGGCCCTCAGGCTTTTTGGGCAGTTTCCCGGTCCGAACAGGCTCTGCCTTGTTGATCCGGTCGGATTTCTGGGTCCCCTTGAGCAGGATCGACGGGGTTGGTTGGCGCTTGCGGCCAGCTGTTGCAAGTCCCATTACGTCAGTTCCATTTCCGCAGTTTTATTCCGGCACATTCGCAAAGACTG